ATCCGTACGAGGGCGAAGCGACGATCTGAGCGGCTTCCGCGTCGCGCTCATCCTCGAGAACGGCGAGCCGACGAAGAGCTTCCTGGGGATGATTCCGGCGCGGAAGATCGCGCACCTGGGAAACCCAGTGCTTTCGTGGATGGCGGCGAACTTGATGGTCGTGACGGATCCCGCCGGGAACATCAAGCCGACGAAGGAAGATTCCTCGAAGAAGATCGATGGCATGGTCGCGGCGATCATGGCCCTTGGGCGCGGCCTCGCGATGCCTCCAGACTTCGATTCTCCCTATACGGCCGATCGCGGGGTCCTGACGGTATGAATGCCTCGCGGCGACCCACCGGTCTCCTGCAACGCCTGGCAGGCCGCGCGCGCGGTATGTGGGCCGTGGCGACGGGCTCGTCGCTGCCAGCCTGGGATGATTACTACTATTCGCGGCCGGGATATGATTCCGCCGCCGGCATGGCTGTAACGCCGGAGACGGCGATGCGATTGTCTGCCGTGTATGCATGCATCCGCGTGCGGTCGGAGACGCTTGGTGCGTGTCCGTTGATCGTCTACAAACGGCTGCCGAATGGCGGCAAGGTACGCGCTCCGGAACACCCACTTTACAAATTATTACACGACAATCCAAATTCGTGGCAAACCGGTGTTGAATTCATCGAAATGATGCAGGCGCACCTCGATCTGCGCGGAAACGCCTTCGCGCGCATACTGCCAGGCCCGCGCGGAGCGATCGATCAGCTCGTGCCGCTGCACCCGGATCTAGTGATGGTCTACCGGCTCCCGAACGGCAAGCTAAAATATGAGGTCCGCAACCGCTTTTCCGCCAAAGTTGATACGTACAATCAAGAGGACATTTTCCATCTTCGTGGCCTATCATCCGATGGCCTGGTGGGAATGAGTCCGATTGCCGTCCAGCGGGAAACCATCGGCACGGGCCTGGGGATTCAGGATTATGGCGCGCGCTTTTTCGCGAACGACGCGACGGCGAGAACATGGATAAAGCATCCCGGAAAGTTCAAGGACGACGCCGCGAGGGATAAATTCAGGGACACCTACCAGCAATCGCAGACTGGCGGGAACCGCCACAAGACCGCGGTACTCGAGGAAGGCCTGGAGCTGCACGCAATTGGCATTTCGAACAAAGACTCGCAATTCTTGGAAGCGAACCTGGCCGGGCGCGAGGAGATTTGCTCGATCTACCGCGTGCCTCCGCACAAGATCGCGATTCTAATGCGGTCGACCAATAACAACATCGAGCATCAGGGCATCGAGTTCGTCACGGACTGCGTTCAGCCGATGGCGACGCGCTGGGAACGGCGAATCAATACCGACCTGGTGGAGACCATAGGCGATGCGTTTGGCGAGGACGATGAATATTTCGCGGAGTTTTCCGTTGGCGGCCTGCTCCGCGGCGACATGAAAAGCCGTTACGACGCTTACGCCATCGGGCGCAACTGGGGCTGGATATGCC